GGATAACATCACACATTGTTCGCCCACCGTCGGCGGCGACCATGTTTTGGTTGTACCCGCTCGAAATGTAATAAATGGTAAAAACTCTGTGAGAATATCACCGCTCTTTACACGAGCACGTGCGGTGGCGTGATTTATTTCAGCGATTACCCCAAAGCGGATAATGTTATCTAGTTTTCGTTATAATTCAGCAGACATAGGCATTCACAGTTAAAGAAAATGTCTTATTGTTGGCAATATTGTGTGGTGTGGCGAGTGGGGGCGTGTGTGGAATAGTAGGTAACAAAAAAGGGCTTAAGCCCTTTGATTATGCTCTGTCAATGATTGGGTTTGGAGTGTCCCATTCGCGTGGGAACGGTTCGTGTTGTGGAGAAAAAGCGATAATCACGATATGTTCATCTGATATTTTTTGATAATGAATTACAGGTCCTGATGTTTCTCCATTCAAATTTATTTTTAGCCCACTCATAGGACAATATCTAGATCCTTTATTGTAAGGGCCACAGTGATAATGCCATATTTCGTTTTGTTGATAAACCTCTGTATTTGGAATGTCATTGAGATTATCATCAAGCCAAGATGGTTTATTTTTACCTCTTAATAGTTTCCCTTGTTTAATGGATTGCATAAAATCAAAGATGAGCTGCAATTCTTCATCTGACATGGCTTGAATGTCTTTAAAAAAGGGCGTGTTTAAACGCCCTTCTTGAAATTGTTTCGATAACTCAATCTTCATTTGTTATCCTACATCATCACTGCTTTTTTAAAATCATCAAAAGAATGTGATGATTTGTAGGTGTACCCTGCATCTTCAGATTTGCGATAAAGGCGTGATAACACTACTTCATCTGATTGTTGCTTGTATTTTTCTGATTTCATCATATTGCAAAGCGTGTGCATTTTATTGCTGAATGATTGTAGCGTTGTTGATAATTCTGGAGTTTTATTATTGACCATAATATTGTTAGCTAGATCATCATATTTATTAATTTTGCTTTCTAGTCTCAGAACGTCACTTAAATCAATATAGCTTAATGATTCTGCCGTAATTGACGCAATAACAAAATCAGTGATAGCAGAAACAGCTTTCACCATATCAATAATCTTTTCTATGTCTTGTTGATTGATCGATTTGTTTTCATCTGTTTGAATACTGAAAATATTGACTGTGTGTGTAGTGTGACGAACAGGATGATTTATCGCCAATGGCGCAATAAATAACGCAGACATTGCCACGGTTTTTAATTGCTTAAAAATTGGCGCAAAACTTTCAAAAATAGGATTTAATGATAGATTTGTCATAAGTCACCAAAGAATAAAAGTTTGCGAAGTTTACAACTTTTTGAAGAAATATAAAACTATTTTCTACAATGTGCAACAAAAAAGGGCTTTCGCCCTTTGATTATGCTCTGTCCCACATTGAACTTCTTGCTCTTGCTTGGCGTTGGTTTTCAATGCGTTGTATTTGTTTTGCCACTTGTTGTGCAATGGCTCGTTCGTCCATGCCTTGTGCGGCATGGATAGTGATATTTACGCTCATTGGTTGGCTGGTTTGCGTCATCATTGGACGAGCGGAAATTGGTGCACGAGTATCAACTTGCACAGGGGCGGCAGTTGCAACGCTGATCCCCAATCCGCCCGCAATAAGTGCTCTTTTGCCGTAATTAAGGGCGTTGAGCGTATTTACACCAAGGCGTGATGTGGCTTCTTTGGTCATCACGTATTCGCCACCGTGGAATATCCCTTTGGGTTCAAACTTACCGCCATTTCCTGCGTAGCCGCCTGACCATTTGTTAATATTCGGTATGTTGTTTCCTGCATTGTTTGTGATATCTGCAACATTCTGTTTTGTTTGTTCGATTTGTTTTTCAGTATCTTTAGAAAAACCGAGTTTTTCTTTGAGCCAGTCCACAGTACTGCTAATAGCGTGTTGTACATTTTTAAAACTTCCAAGTACGCCATCTTTAAGTTTGTTCATCATATTAGAACCGAAGTTTTTTGCTGTATCGGTAATGCCTTCCCACTTTTCACGGAAAAACTCCCCAACTGAATTTGTGATTTCTCCCACTTTGGCACTTAATACGTTCCATTTTTCTGTAACGGAATTAACAATATTTTGCCAAATTTGCCCCGCTTGTTCACTTAACCAGCTCCAGCCCTCAATGAGTTTTGCTTTCACTTCATCCCAATTTTGCCAAAGATACACTAATGCACCAATAATTAAAGCAATCACAGCTAGAATTGGATTGGCTAACATAGCTTTTCCTATACCCAAAATGGCAGTTATAGCAACTTTCCCAACCCATAAAAACGTTGATCCCAATACTTGGAGCACAGGTGCCACTAAGGACAAGGTGAAAAGCAAAGGTGCGAGAGCCATCAATGCCACACCAGCTATGGCGGTAAACTTAACTATTGTAGCGATTGCACCTTTGTTTTGGGATGCAAATTGAGCCAACCATTTGACTGCTTCAAATACGGTTTTACCAAAATCCCACAATCCTTGAATCACTTCATTGATCACTGTGCCAATATCTTTCGCCCATTTTTTTAACTCACCATTCTGTTCAAGTTCATCAAATTTCTTTAAAAGAAATTGCAGTTTATCTTTAATCCAATCAAATGCGCCATTTTCCATTATTTTCATTTGGAAACTTGCCCATACGTCATCAAGTTTTGCCCAAATACCTAAAAGCGTTTTTGATTGTTTTTCCATTGCGCCAGAATATTTTTCATTCCAAATACGTTTGAGCGTTTCTTCAATTTGTTTTCGGTTGTTTTTATCGACACGTGCAGATTGTTGTTTGCCATTTTTATCCGTGTAAGTATATTCGATAAATTTTGTTCCTTTTATTGCACTACCTTTAATCCCAAATTCTTTCAAGCGTTCATTTTCACCTGTTACGGCATCGGCAATCGCCTCTACTGCTTGCATAACTGGTTTTCCCATTGCAGAAGCTGTATCGCCTAATGTTTGCAGTAATCCGTTTGTAGGATCCATGCCGTAAGCGCGCAAACGCACAAAGGCTTCCATTGCTTCATCAAGGTTGGCTGGAGTATCTACGGCAAATTTTTTCACCCAATCAAAACTTTTCTTGGCTTTTTCTGAACTGCCTTCTGTTACCTCTAAAACAGACTGAAATTGCTCAAATTTACCAGCAACTTGTGCCATTCCTACGACACCTCGACCCATTGATATGATCGGTTGGATTATTTGTTGTCCGCCAATAGATGCTTGTACCCCTACGCCTGCAATGTTTCGTCCAGTATTTAATGCAGATGATATTGGAGCTTTAATACGAGCAAATCTTGCTTGTGCTCGTTCAACTAAAGCAAGCATACGCTGATGTTTTGCTAATTTATTATTTGCTTTTTCAATATCTGCCGATAGTTGTTTTTCACTTTGCGCAAAGTGCTTGGTACTAAATCCCGCTTTGTGTAGTTGTTCTTGTATTTTTTTTAGTTGTTCTACATGGTGTTTATATTCTTTATTGATCTTGTTAATTGTTTCTTTCTCGCCATCAAGGGCTTTTGTTGTGCTTTTTACGGCTTGTTCAGTAGCTTTGCGTTCTGACTTTAACTTTTTAATCTGTTCGTTTGAATCTTTTATTGCCTTCTTTTGTGTTTCAATTTGTCGGGCAATACTGGAACGTGCATCATTAAAGCTTTTAAACCCCATGCCTTTGGCAAGAGGAATAGACATATTGTTATAAACCGATTTTAAGCGTATGACTTCTTCTTTGTGTTTATTGAGTTGTTGTGTCGCATTGCCTAGTTTCCCTGTAATGCTGTTAAATTTAGCCGTATTTGAATCCACGGCACTTTGTAATTGTTTGCTGTTTGCTTTTGCAGTATCTAGTGCTTTGGCATAGCTATTCGTTTCGTTACGCAGTGCTTTAAATTTTTCAGCTAAATTTTTAGTTTTATCCAATCCGCTTAATGCTTTTTGAGCATGTTTCACTTTTTCAGCTAATGCTTCCGCTCTACCTGCTATCGCCTTAATTGGTGCGGTTGCTTTATCTACTGAATTTAGGATAATTTGAATTTGTAAATTATTCATTTTTTCGCCTTATTTTTATTGACAAATAAACGTATGATTGCTAATAATGAAGAAAGAGAATAAGGAGCGGATATGAAAAACAAAAGAACATCTCGCACGTTGATCATGCTAAACATTGCTATGTGGAGCCTTGTTATTATTTCCACCTGTTTACATTATCAATTTAATCCTTTTTCATTTATCTGGTTTGATGTTATCGCACCAGTTGGTCATTTTTTTGCAGTCGTTTTTTCTGCTTTATCTAGTTTTACTGTTTCAATGTATGAACTTTTTAAACCAGAAACATTTTGGGGGTGGGTATGGTTTGTAATGTTTGTCGTGCCAATCATTTGTTTGCCTCTTTATGTGGTTTTATTGGTATTGTTTGCTGGTAAACTTTCACATCATGATACGGTGGTTCCACCTTCTTATTTAAAGTAATTAGCTTTTGCTAATTTGTTCTATCACCAATTCATTCAGCATTGATAAATCCTGTTCTGAAATGCCCAATAGTTCCCGTTAGGCGTATCTCACTTTAAAATCCTTTTCTTTTGATGGTCGTGCCGTTAAACCGTATTGATGCACTGCAGCAATCGCAGCATCTCCACCATAAAAACCGAGTGAAATTCCTTTTTCTTGGTAACGTAATTTCATGTGAGCTGGCGTGACCAATTTTCTAAACATTAATTGGCGTTTAATTCGCCCTTTCTTTTTGCCAAATTGTTTTCTTGGTTTACGAGGTGCATAAGATGAACCGTCAGGATTTTGTTGGGCTTTGATTCTTCGGCGTTGATTTCTTGCAAGTTCTCGACCTATTTGTTGATAAAGTAATCGTCTGCGAGGTTTACTGATATTATTTAATAAGGCAGCCAAAGCGACTTTAATTTGCTGAACATCATCACTCATATTTTCTGTATATCCCCCTCAAAAATTGGCGAATCCCTGTTTTCCAAATAGACTTTTACTCGGTTTGGTTCATCCCATACGGGTTCTTTTGCGTAATGAATCTGCACGTTATTCCCGTCTTTTTTCGACACGACACGCTCAGTGAGTTGGATTTCAAAACTAATATCTGCGGTGTTGTTATTGTTGTAATCTATCTGGAATTTAAACGCATTCTCTCGAATTTGTGGATTTTCTAATATTTCAGGTTGATTTGTGCGGAGGTAAGCCATCATTGGCACAATCAAGGTGGCAATATCGCCTGCATAATCAGTCACCACGACATTGAGTGTGTAACGATATTCAAAACTAAATGATGCGGCTCCCGTTGCGACGATTTGCCCACCGTCCACATAAAGTTGTAGATGGTCGGGATTTTTTACAAAATCGGGATGGCTTTGCTCAAGGATTTTACGCAGTTGGTTGGGTTTTTTCATTTTCGAAAATTCCGTTGTTGCATTTCAAATCTTTGTTGGCAAGTCACGCAACGTGTTACGCCTTGAATCATTTGTCTACGCTTTTCTGGGATGGGGGCATCACAATCTTCACAATAAAGGCGACTTACTGCTTTAAAAGTGCGGTGTTTTTTGAGGTCGATTTCACGTTGCATTTCTTCGAGCTGTTGTGCTCGGTCGAATTGATCTGTCATGGCTGTTCCTTTTTATTAAATTCATCCATGCATTTTTTTAAACTTGAGTTCTCGATAATGCACAAATCAAGGTGGTGTTGTGTCTGTAAATAGGCTTCGGCTAATTCGCCATTGGTGCGAATTTGTGGCGAATACGCACTGCACTCTGTGGTTTGTGGACAAAGAATCGGTGATTTAATGACTTCCTGTTGAGTTGAGCACGCGTTTAACATCATCAGGCAAAGGGCGGTCAGCCCAATCTTGGTTTGATTTAAGTACATTTTTTAAATCCTGTGTTTGTTGATTTTGGTTTGCTTTGAGGTTGTTTACGGCTTGAATAAGCTGTGCTTGCTGTTCGGCAAAATTTTGAACGCTATGATTTAACTCAATGTAAGCGTTTTGCCATTTCAGTTTTAGCTGTTCTTCTTTGAGCATTTCTTTTCGCCAATAATTAGCCTTAAATCCCAGAAAAATAATGAGGAGTACAAGCAGTATTGGTCCGATAAGGAAAATGCCTCGTTCTTTGGCGGTTAAGAAATTAAACATA